CCATTCCGATTACTGACGGTGATGAGATCAACACGATCAGCACTTTCATCACCAGCACCTACTCGTCGAATACCGGATACAACATGTACATGGACTTCCCAGTGGCGGTGAAGTTCACGGTTAATGGGAATTCCGATGGTATCGAGATCCCGTCCGCTGAGTGGGTATCATTCTTCCAGCTCGATCCCAATACCTGGAACAACGTCGATGGGCGCAAGTCCTCTCCCAACAACTTCGTGAACTGGGTCCGAAACATGGACCCTGCTTACGGACTTGCCGGTGTTCCCAAGATCAAGCTCATCCCAGTTCCAAACGTCAATGGAACGCTCTTCATCCTTGGCAAGAAGCAGTCGCAGATGCGCCAGTTCGGTGAGGCTCAGGCCATCACCAATGACAGCAACTTCGAGCTGCACGGTGTGGAAAATGCATTGATGGCCTACACCGAAGGCGATCTTCTCGAATACTCTCGGCAGTACGGTAAAGCCCAAGCCAAGTTCCAAGAGGGAGCTGCTCAGGTGTCCATTATGAAGGACATGGAACGCGGTCAGCAGCAGCAGATCAGCCGCATCATTCCTGACAGCCTCTACGACTTCACCTTTCAGGACATCACCTAATGCCATTCCAATCCTCAGACGCACTCGACGACCAGATGCTTCTGGATGGAAGCAATGGGTTCAGCACTGGTGTCATTTCAGCTACTCGTCCCGATGCGATTCCGGCTACCAGCGTCGAGTGGGCCATCAACATGGACTACGATGATTTTGGAAATCTCGTAAGTCGATTCGGAACCACATCCATCGTTGGCAACAGCAGTTCGCTGAATTGGGAAAGCACCACTACAAACTGGGAGTCTACGACCAGTTACTATCTGTCGAACCTCCCAAATAACTGCACGGTTTACTCCGGGTTTTACTTCGATACCGCAGCTTCTGAGAGGCTTATTGTTGCCCTGCTAAATCCATCTACATCAATCAAGCAACTCTGGGTTACTGATCTTTCATCCAATTACTCTGCTATAAGCGGAGCCACGCTAAATGCATCTGCCCTGTTCGTTTACTTCGCTCAGCTCAATGACAAGCTGTTCTATTCTGACGGTTACGGAACGCTGAAGTACATCACCAGCACCAACACGAATTCATCGATCACTGCTGGAAAAGTTACGCGCATCGATGTCATCAATCAGGGTGCCAATCTTTCCACTGTTCCTGCGGTAACTATCTCGGCTCCTCCGAGCGGCGTTACGGCTACGGCCACAGCTATCTGCGGACTCGATGGAAACGTGCTTTCGATCACCATCGATAATCCTGGAAGCGGATACACAACTGCTCCAACTGTAAGCATTTCTGGTGGCGGTGGATCGCATGCGATCGCCTTTGTATCGCTCACTCCTCCAAACAAGCCGATCTATCTTACGACGCACATGCAACGATTGTTCTGTGCTTCTGGAGATACATCTGTTCCTCCCGATACTCTCTACTTCTCGGACTTGCTCGATGGCGAAGCATGGGACCCTCTTGGTTCCGTTCGTGTTGGCGGAGATGGAGACCCGATCACCGGAATCTATTCATGGTTTGGATACAAGTTGCTCATCTTTAAGGAACGCTCGCTCTGGAGCATAGATGCTGATCCTACGCAAGATCCTGCGGATTGGGTCATCTCGATCATATCGGGCAATATCGGATGCGCCTCGCACCGTTCCATCGCTTCTGTTGGGCCTGATGTATTCTTCCTCTCGCGCGACGGAATCCGATCACTCTCGCAGATCCAAGCCGGTACTCAGACCAGCACCGGACTTGCGTTATCTGCCCCCATATCCGACATCATCAGCCGCATCGACAAGGCTCAGTATGCACTCTGCGACGGCGTGTACTGGAATAACCGGTACATGCTGTCGGTTCCCCTGATTCCAGACGGAGGAATTTCGCAGACCACCAACAACGCTGTCATCGTGTACCATGCACTGGCTCGCTCTTGGTTGGGTTATTGGGACAACTGGCAGGTGAACGACTTCGTTTCCACCAACTTCTCGGCTCGCGGACCCATCCTGATGTTCGCAGGTCAGGTGTTGAGCCTCGGAACTGGAGCTGGTCAGGTATGGGCATTCAACGATTACCTTCCAGCAAGCCGGTTTGATCCGCCCACTCAGATGGCTTACTACGATGGTGGATCGATATTCATATCGAGCGTAACCACGAAGGCTTACAATCTCGGTGAACCAATCCCCGATAAGATCGGATACAGCATTCAGCTCGCGTTCGATAACCCGTACAACATCCCCATCGGAATCGAGGCTGCTTACTGCAAGAATATGAGCAGTTCGTTTACCGATCTTGCCACTGGAGTTACGATTCCTACCGGAACTTTCAAGGATCTCAAAGCTTACAACCTGATCAGCGCGGGACGCTGGAATACGATCCAGTTCCGTGTTCGCACAACCGCTGAATCGGGCGGTCGCCTGTCATTCCAATCCGCCATTCTATCTGGGTTCGTTGATTCTGTGCGTCCTCAGCAATGAACGCGCATCCATCCATCATCGAAGCCTCCAAGCTTCTCAGGCTTCATTGGCCAACTTGTTCCACATGGAACGATGATCAGCTCCTGAACTGGATCGGAATCTTCAATAAGATGAAGCAGCTCGGGATCATCAAGAACGAGAAGGGCGAGTGTGTTGGTGTCGGAGCCGTGCGATTTCTCAACTCCATCGAGGAAGCGCAAGACATCAACAACAACTTCCCTGACGGACACATCGCTTGGATAGAGATGGTCGTTGGAGTGGAGCCAGAAGCCGTTCAGACGCTCTGGTTGGCCATGATGACCGTCTGTTCTGATAAGGTCACCAAGGTGGGTGGATTCAGCAGAGGCGTTTCCCGTTTGTACGATTTCAACAGATACTTCAAACTGCTGATGAACCGAAGGATTTCTTATGGGTGGTAGTTACCAAGCTCCAAATATGTCCGCTGCCAATAAGGCTGCGGTGTACTCTCAGGCCGAAACATTCCCGATCCTGCGTGAGATCGAGGCAGCGTCTCGCATGGGAACCAAGGGCAGCTACCAGATGCCTGTCCTTGATTCTTCCGGCAATGAAACCGGCAAGTACAAGACGGTCAATTACGACTACACCGGCAAATCCGATGCCGATCTGACGCGGGCGCAACAGCTTCTCCAGAACGAGCTGGCACCGATCAATGCCGCCGCTCAGCTTAACCTCGCCCAGCAGTACGGAACCCAATTCGCTCAGCAGCGCAAAGCCGAACTCGCTGCTGCTGATCCTGAGCGTTACAAACTCTACGATCAGTTTCTGTCCGCTCTTCAGAGTGGCAAAAACCGGTTGGATGAGACCGCTCCTACCGCTCCTGGTTACGAGCGTGTTGGAATGCCAACCGCTCCACAGGATACCGGAGCCGCTCGCGATATACGCAGCAACCTCGAACGCCAGATTAGTTCAGGTCTCGCTCAGGCCGGTACTCTCGATCCATCGATGATCCGAGCCGCTGAGCAAGCCGTTCGCGCTCGTGGGGCCGCTACCGGAAACATCCTCGGTAACCTCTCCGCATTCCGCGAGGCGCGGGCGGTTGGTGAGGCTATTGCGAACGCCGATGTCCAGCGTCGTCAGCAAGCTCTTGGCCTACTCCAGAGCGGCCAGACATCCAGCGACGTTGCCAATCGCCAAGCTCAGGAGGCTTTCCAGAACATCCTCGCAGCTACCGGTCAGCGGAATACTGCCGCTCAACAGACATTCGCTGGCCAGATGTCTGCTCAGCAGCAACGTCAGGGCGCACAACAGCAGAATCTGGCCAACATCCAGTCTGCTTTGGGTCTCCAGCCTATCGTTTCGCAAGCCGCTCAACTTGGAAATCTCCAGCAGGGTGCGTCGCCATTCGCTGCTCCTCAGATGGTTCAGGGCATGCAGCAAGCCGGTCCTGGCCAGCTCATGCAACTGGGTTCCAGCTTCGCATTATCAAATGCTCAGAATGAATTTCAAGCGTCTCAGGCAAACTCCCCGTTGGCAATTGTCAAAGGTGTTACCAGCGCGATCGGCGCACTTGGAAGTGCTGCTGGTTGTTACG